GTTTAAGGTAGACGGCGCAGAACGTATGAAGATTGACGGATCAGGCCGTGTCACAATGCCGTATCAACCTTGTTTTAGTGCAACAGCAGCCACAACTAATATACCTGTAGCAACAGGAACTACAGTAACTTTATCGAGTGAAAGATTTGATGTTGGCAACAACCTTACGAATAATATTTTTACAGCGCCTATTACAGGAAAATACTTATTTACTTACATTTTTTATATTGCTAATTTAGACGCTGGTCATAATACTTTTGATGCACATATTCTAACAAGTAATAAACAATATCAACAAACTTTTAAACCGTCTGTTTTTATGAACTCTGATGGAAACTTTGGTGTTTCTGGTTCAGTTATTGCAGATATGGATATAAACGATACTTGCCGATTTAATGTTTATGTATCAGGCGGTGCGGCACAAACAGACATACACGCAGATTCACATGTTAGTGGATGTCTATTATTTTAAACCATGATGAAACAATCAATCTTAAAGGAGATTAAAAATGGCAACACATACTAAAACAGTAAGTCTTACAGATTTGCAACAAAACATTTTGAAAAACGATTTATATAGTGATACAGATAATGCTGGACTAGATGAGTGGGTTCAAGATGCAGTTGATGGTAAGATTGCTAACGCTTGGAAAAGAATGCAATCTGAATGGACAACAAAGTTAATGAATGATGATTCATTCACAGACCCAATTCCATCAAACCAAGCAGATTTTGTAGCATTAATAATTGCTAGAAGCGACTATCAAGATCGTAAAGCAAGAGATGACGCATAATCAATCTAATAATTGTGTAAACAAAAACTCTATTTATTGCCATAACATCTAAGACATAATCCTTATAAATAGAACTAAGAAGGAGACTGTGTTAGATGGCAACAATATCAAATATTTTTATAAATCAGGGTACTGATTTCAGCACCACCGTTACTATTTCAGACGCTGTTGGTGCCGCACTTGATCTTACAGGGTATACTGCCCTCGCTCAACTTCGTAAAACGTATGAGTCAACGACTTCTACTGCTTTTGCTGTAGCATTTGATTCATCTCGCCTCACAGGCAAAGTAACAATCTCCCTTACCGATACTCAAACAGCTTCCATTGAAAGTGGACGGTATGTTTATGATCTTCTTGTAACATCTGGTACAGGACTAAAGACAAGGGTTGTCGAAGGTATTGCTACACTGAATCCAAGCGTGTCTAGGAGTTAAAAAGAATGTCTATTAATGCAACAGTGTCAGGGGTTACGAATAACATTGTGGGCACAGTTTCACAAGGAAATGAAGTTGCGGTTACAAGAATAACTGTGCCGGGCCCTGCTGGTCTGTCTGGTGAAAAAGCAACTAAATTTGCAGAATTATCTGATATAGATATCACTAATATTGGTGATGGTGCTATGATACAATATAATGCGACTACCTCTAAATTTGAGGTTAAACAAGACATAGACCAGATTGCTGGGGTAGTACGCCTCAGTGGCGGTATATTTTAATTAAAACAGGGTAGTAAATAAAAAATGGCAACTATTATTCAGAACAAAAGGACGTTAACTGGAAACGTCCCATCTTCATTAGAGCAAGGTGAGTTAGCATATATTTATGATACAAGTACTACCGATACGGATGCTGGTGGTAATGGTGGTCGTTTATTCATTGGACACCCTACTACCAATTCAGACACCCCACTAAAAATTGGTGGTGCATATTACACTGCACTAATGGATCACACACACGGTACTGTTACTGCAAGTACAGCACTCCTTGTGGATTCAAACAAAAAACTTAACGAATTATTAATTGATAACATTTATATTGATGGTAATGCAATCACCTCATCAAATACAAATGGCAACATCACAATAACTCCAAATGGAAATGGTGCGGTTGTTATTGATGGGTTATCTCATCCAGCAGCAGATGGAACTGCCGGGCACTTCTTAAAAACAAATGGTTCTGGAGTCCTTGGATTCTCTGCTGTTGCAACCTCTACTCTTACTGGTACAATTACTAACGACCAACTTGCTGGTTCAATCGCAAACGGAAAACTTTCTAATAGTGCTGTAACAGTTACCGCTGGTGATGGTTTATCTGGTGGTGGTTCAGTTGCACTTGGTGCTACTGTCTCTCTTGCAGTTGGTGTGGATGATTCATCTATTGAAACCAACTCAGATGCTCTTAGAGTTAAAGCGAGTGGTATCACAAACACCATGTTGGCTGGTTCAATCGCAAACGGAAAACTTGCTAACGATGGTATTACAATTGGTGATACAGACACCTCTCTTGGTGGCACAATCACCGCCTTGAGTGGATTGACTACCGCCTCTATTGATAACATCACTTTAGATGGTAATTCAATTACAACCACAAATTCTAATGGTGATTTGAATTTAACTCCAAATGGAACTGGAACAATTGTTGTTCCTTCTGACTATACAAGTAGATCTGGATATACTGCTCAATCACTTACTCCTAAATCTTATGTTGATAGTGTTGCAAACGGACTTGACGTTAAGGCGTCTGTAAGAGTTGCTACAACTGCAAACCTTGTTGCAACATATCACAATGGTAACGGTACACTTACTGCAAACGCTAACGGTGCAATTGCAATTGACGGTGTTACTTTAACTACCAATGACAGAATACTTGTTAAAAACCAGACAACTGCCGCACAGAACGGTTTCTATAAAGTTACGACAACAGGTAGTGGTTCTGCTGCATATGTTCTAACAAGAACTCCAGACGCTGATGCTGCCTCAGAACTAAATCCTGGCGCATTCACTTTCGTAGAAGAGGGTAGTGCAAACCAAGACAATGGTTTTGTTATGAGTACAAACGGTGCAATCACCCTTGGTTCAACTGTAATAACATTCGAACAATTCTCTGGTGCTGGACAGATTTCTGCTGGTGATGCCTTGGTTAAGAATGGTAATACCATAGACGTTCAGACAGATGATACTTCTATTGAAATTTCTGGAGATGCGATACGAGTTAAAGCACTTGGTATCGGATATGGAATGTTAGCAGGAAGTATTCCCAATTCAAAACTAGATAACAGTGCAGTAACAGTCAACTCACAATCAGTTGCTCTAGGTGCTGCGATTACTTTAAACACATCTCACATTGCTGAGAACACAAACTTATATTATACAAGTGAAAGAGTTGACGATAGAATTAACGCTTTGATGGCTGCTGGTGAAGGTATTGACTTTACATACAATGACAGTGGTAATTCATTTACAATAGCAGCAGAAGTTGCTACGTCATCCAATTTAGGAGTTGCTTCTTTCCACACTTCAAACTTTACGGTTGGTAGTGGGGATGTTACAATTACTGGAATTGACGGCGGGACGTATTGATAAATAGTGATTATTAAGGAAATACTATGTCTACTATAATTAAACCAAAACGCTCAGAGAGTGCAAACTCTGTACCCAGTGGGAGTGATTTGGCCGCTGGAGAAATCGCAATCAACTCGGCTGATCAGAAGATATATACTAAACAAGCAGATGGAACAATTGTTGAGATTGCAAACAAAGGCGCAGAAGAAGGTTTCGCAATAGCATTAGCAGTTGCATTAGGATAAAAATATGGCATCACCAAACACAAGGGCTTCATTTAAAGAATACTGTCTAAGATCACTAGGTAAACCTGTGATTGAAATAAATGTTGATCCAGATCAAGTAGAAGACAGAATTGACCAAGCACTACAATACTTCGCTCAGTATCATTACGATGGTATTGAAAGAATATATCTAAAGTATAAGATTACTGCCGCAGATATTACTAGGGCTAGATCAGATAACTCATTAGCATCTACTACAGATGTAGATGGTACTACTTCAGCAGTATGGAAAGAACAGAAGAATTATATTCCTGTTCCTCCTACAGTAATGTCTGTGGTAAAGGTATTCCCTTTCACCGATAAGTCAAGCATGAACATGTTTGACGTTAAGTATCAACTACGATTGAATGACTTGTATAGTTTTGGTTCTACTTCAGTTATTCAGTACGAACAGACTATGCAACATCTAGATTTTCTAGACCATATCTTGACAGGTGACACTGCTATTCGTCACAATCAACACCAAAACAGATTGTACTTAGATATGGATTGGGAGACTGATGTTGTTGCTGATGATTACATTGTTATTGAATGTTATCGTAAATTAGACCCAGCAACATTTGTTGATGTATGGGATGACTTATTCTTAAAGAAGTATGCGTCACAATTGATTAAACTTCAATGGGGTGCAAACCTTTCTAAGTTTCAAGGTATTCAAATGCTGGGTGGAGTTGCACTAAACGGTGAACAGATATACACTCAGGCACAAGAAGAGATTAACAAACTTGAAGAACAAATACAACTTGCGTATGAGTTGCCACCAATGCATATGATAGGGTAACATAATGCCAACTAATGTTTATTTTGATACAGGAACAAGACCAGAACAGCATCTCTATGAAGATTTAATGATAGAGCAGTTGCGTATCTATGGTCAGGATGTTTATTATATTCCTCGCAATTTAGTATCAGAAGATAAATTATTTGGAGAAGATTCTCTTTCTAAGTTTGAAGATGCATATCTCATTGAGATGTATGTCGATAACGTAGATGGGTTTGAGGGTGAAAAAGAACTCATGTCTAAGTTTGGTTTAGACATACAGGATGATGCAACATTCACAGTAGCTAGAAGGCGATGGGAACAGTTGGTTTCGGTAGATAACAATGTTATCGTATCATTGCGTCCGAATGAGGGAGACTTGATATATTGGTCAAGGGGTAATAAGTTATTTGAGATTACTTTTGTAGATCACGATGATCCATTCTATCAAGTTAACAATTTACCTACATATAAGTTGAAATGTAAAACCTTCGAATACGGTTCAGAAGAACTTGATACAGGTATCGCTGCAATTGATGCCATTGAGACAGACAATAGTTTAGATCAACTAGCGTATCAAATGACTCTTGAACAAACAGGAACATTTAATGAGAATGTCAGTCTAGAAGACGGCACTCTATTGATGCAAGAAGATGGTTCAACAGGTGCTGGACTTGGTGATAATATACTTGGTGAAAATGAAACACATGGTGGTTCTCTAGTAATTGAGAACTCAGTAGAGTCTGCCGAGTCCGCCTATATAGTACAAGAAACATATAAAGTTGACACTATTGATGAAAACGCAATGAATGACTTCTTTGATAGTGAAGAAGACACAATATTAGACTTCTCCGAATCTAATCCATTCGGCGATGCTGGGAAATTATAATTATGATTGGAAATTACTTCTATAACGAATCGACAAGAAATATCGTAGTTGGATTTGGTTCTATCTTTAACGATATTCAACTTGCAAAGAAAAATAACGCAGGCACCATTGTACAGACAATGAAAGTGCCTCTTGCATATGGGCCAAAAGCAAAATGGTTGGCAAGACTAAGGGAAGACCCTGCTCTGAACAAGAAGGTAGCAGTGACGCTTCCTCGTATTGGTTTTGAGATTAGTGGACTTTCTTATGATCCATCAAGAAAACTAAACAAGTCAATTAAAGCTAAGAAGGTTGCAAACGGTACTAATGCAGAACAAGTTAAGACTGGCTTTATGCCTGTGCCTTATAATGTAGACTTTGAACTTTTCATTATGAGTAAGAACTCAGATGACGCACTACAGATTGTAGAACAGATTCTGCCATTCTTTCAACCAGAGTACACAGTTACTTTGAAGGAATCTGCTGAACTAGATATTATCAGAGATATTCCTGTTGTGTTAAATGATATTCAGTATGAAGATGATTACGAAGGAGACTTTGCAGGTCGTAGGGCAATTATATACACATTGAACTTTACTGCAAAGTATTACTTATATGGCCCAGTAACCTCACAAGGTGTTATTCGTTCTGTACAAGTAGACCAATATACAGACTTGGAAGTCTCTGCACCGAAAAGAGAACAGAGATATTCTGCTACTCCTTTACCAGCAGACGTTGCACCTTCAGATTGGGATGCAGAAGATGGTGATTTTGGTTTCAGTGAAACCTCATCTTTCTTCGAAGATGCTAAAAATTATAACCCAACCTCTGGTCAAGACGAATAAATAGTATAAAGAATTAGGAAAACGATATGGCAAGTACATTAAAAGTAGATACAATAGCACACACTGGTGGCACTAGTGCTCTGACTGTGGATAGTACTGGTAGGTTGACACGGAATGTTATACCATACATATATCTGCGTGGAAATGATGCCTCTGAAGTTACTTCAGGGGCTTCAGCAACAATTTGGACTGCCTGGACTGCATCTGCTGCTGTAGGTGGTATGACATGGAATAGTTCAACTGGAAGAATAACTGTTCCTGTAACTGGTATGTATCAAATTGCAGCTAAATTTTATCTATGGATAAACAATGCGACTGGGCACTCAGTAATAATTCGAAAGAATGGGGTAGCTTTTCAAGAATATCAAACGGATTTTGCAGCGGTAGGTGCTGGTGGTAGGACAGACCATACGGTAACTATAAGTGAAATACTTCAATTAACTGCTGGAGATTACATTGATTTCCAGTGCTATGCAGATATCTATGGTGGTAGTAATCACACAAACTGTCAAATGGTTATGTTAGGATAATAGGATAGAAAAATGGCAATTAGAAAAATAGTATCAAGAAGTATTGGAGCTGACGTTATTGTTGCAGAAGATTTGGCGGCTAACTCAGTTACAGTATCAGAAATTTTAAACGGTGCAGTAACCTTAGACAAGATTGCTACTTCTGCAAGAGATGACTTGGGAGCAGGATATTTCCAAGGCGAAACTACTGGTGGTAATTCATCTTATGGTAAGGGACATATCTTCAGAGTACACGAACCAACATTAAATACAAACGTAACAATTGCATCAACAGACAATGCACTCGCAGCAGGCCCTTTG